TGATGATATAGTTTCGTTTTCATTCCCGAATTTATAACCTGATTCAACTTTTAAATACTTATTCCATGTAGCACGAAATTCTCTATTTGCAAACTTATCTATATTGATCGCAGTTTCTTTGAAATATCCCTTCTTTCCAGGTACAACAAAATAGTTAATTATTGTCATAGGCAAAAGAAATACAATAGCTATTAATAATAGAATCATGCGTCTATTTCCCAATCAGTTGATAATGTATTGTAGTTTGTAGTTTCTTCCATTTGTAATAAAATGAAAGTTAACTCGGTTAACCTTTGATTGAAGTTAGCAAACAGGCTTGTAGTCGACTCTAATGCAGCCAAATTAGCCTCAATAGCTTCATAATCCGACTTAAGAATTAATTTATCAATCTTAGACATAACAATAATAGCATCGTTATCAATACGGTAATAATACCCTTTAACCCTGATGTTATTTATATCACATTCAATGCCATCAATTGACATTCTTATAATAGACTGTGTAACCCCTCTTTCAGTAGGTACGGTAAACTCTGTTGTTGTTCTTAATTTTAGCATATTAATTAATTATAATGGATAAGTACGCCCCGTGCCGGAGTTGTAAAGATATGTTATTTCTGTCTGTGTTAATGCTCTGTTTCCCCATATTGCAACCTCTTCAACATATCCTAAATGCTGAAGTGTAGAGTTTGCGAAATCCCAATTAGATATGCCAATTGTTGTGCCGGATGTTCCGTTTGGCATGCCTGTGTATGAACCAGTGCCGGCACTTGATACCGTTTGCAAAGTTCCGTTAATGTACATCTTCATTCCCGCAACTGTTTTAGTTCCATCGTCTGTAATGGTTATAAAATACCACGTATTTAAAGAGAAAGGAGCCGAGCTTGTTCTGATTGTTTGATGTATAGCAGGATTAGTTCTATCGAATTTATAAAAATACAAATTGCCGTCGGAATTACTGCGTATTAATTGCCATTCATCATTACCCCCTGTATTTGCCCGCTTATTAATTATGAAATTAAATGCGGAACTAAATCCGGTAAAATAAACCCACATAGACATTGAAAAAGGAATATCATTACCTAGCCCCGTAGTAAATGAAAAATTTGTGTTATCTGCTATCGTAACCCTATCACCAGTAGCGTTAAACCTTGCAGCGTTCCCGCTAATTCCTGAAACGTAGTCAACCCCGGTAGCCGTTCCAGTTGGACTTAATCCTGTGGAGTCACTAGTAATACTGTTTAATGTATAGTAAGCTACTAAATTAGTAAGCAATGCACTGCTTTTTATTCCTGAAAAAAATATAGGATTAAACATAATTAGTAATTAGTTATTTCTAAATAGTCGATTGTTCCGTTACTCCACAAAGACGCCTTGCTTCCAGCTATTCCGCTTAATATTGCCGTCCCGCTTAATTGTACTAATGTCCTTCCAGAACCCTGTACAAAAGTAATTGCGGCAGTACCTCCCTTACCGTATGAAGTAGTTACGCCGCCATTGCAAGTTATATTAATTGCACTTGCGCCGTTAGCAATTACAACATGCCTTCCATTTTGCCCTAATCCTGTCACTCCGTCTACTGTTGCAGTCGTGATGCTGACCGATGTTGTTATTGTTATTTGAGGGGCTAAGTAAAAGCTATCAAAATAAGTTTTTAAAATAGATTTTAATTGCGCAAAAGTTCGCGTCTTTGTTTTTGAAACATCCGCACTATCACCGATTACCATTAAATCAGCATCAACTAAATCAGTTGATTTTGCTGGCAGTAAAGAAATAAACCCCTCTTTTAAATAGTCAGCTATTGCCTTTGTTGTAGCGAAAAATGTGGTACTCGCTTCATTACCTACAATGGTCGGTTTTTTGTTTGCAGTATCTTCTTTAGTTACGTCTGCCGGAATGGATACGATATTCATATTTCTGCGAAGTACAGAAAATAAAAAGTTCTTTACTTTAATAGTTCCATTTCCATCTGATAAAATATAAAATTCATTTGGATATGACTGAGCAATTAATGTGCCTACTACAACCTGAACGTTAATCGCAAATAATAAAGTCCCTGCCGTTTTAGTTGAATCATTAAAAAATGTAGTTGTAACCTCTGCAACTGAACCAATTCCGCTTTTGAACTGAATTGAAAACACTTGATTTGCTGATGTTGTAGTTACCTCACCAATAAAACGCATGTTAATGATATCTCCTAACGAACATTCCGATGCTATCATCTGATTATTAACGGAATCCCAAAGAGTTGAAACTCCCAAAGGCGGATAAGCTATATTTGTGCTTGTGCCTAAAGTATCATTTGTTAGCTTCTTAGGAACTCCGGCAACAAATGGAATAGGAGTTGTATTTGTAGCTAAATCAGCATACATAAACCACCCTATTGAATTTACAAAAGTGTCCGGTTTATTGAAAATATAATCATCAGCATCCGGATCGTCTTGCAGCCAATTGGCAGGGACGTTAATTTCTGCCCCTACTTCAATACTATCTAACTTTGTTTTATCAGCATCCGTATAATTATTTTCAGATAGTCCAAAGCCTGGTGCAACTTCAACTTTCTTTGTGTTTAACTCCGCAAAGTTATCGTTTGCCTTTACCTGTGAATCCCGTAGAGTATCACCAAGCCCCGAATCCGGAGTTGAAACATTTATTGTTGATATTATAGCCATGGAAATGTTGTTTCGATTGTGATCGTTTTATTTGCTAATTCAGGTAAAGATAAATCTTTTACAAACTCTTTAAAGTTAGACTCTACCCCAGCAATCAATTGGTTATATCTCAAAGATAGTCTTTCAGTTTCAGAACTATCCAACGTTTGCATGTTTTCTCCTGTGATTTTATGCAATCCGTTTTCGCTTACCTTATACCCTCCGAAATCAACGAACAAAACTGAAGTGTAATAACTTAAAAAGTCCTTAATATAGTCTTCGTATATCGTTAAATAAACCCCTGTTAACGTTGAAGGTGTAAAAACTCCATCATTATAATCAGCTGAGTAATCAGTATAGATTTTAGTGTATAAATCTAGCCCTAGAAATGATTTTAAGTGCGTGGTTTGCGCAATAAATATCATCGGCTTAAGATTGTCTACGTCTATATTGCCATCAAAAGGAGTTAACGAAATAACGTCCTGCGGCTGTATCATTAAATTCACTTGGCTCATATAGTTGTCGGTATTATCGTTGCATCTTCTTTAGGTGTTCCTAGCAATTTCTTAGCTTCATCCTCTGTAAATCCATATATCAAGTTAATCATTGAAATAGCTGAACCGTAAGATGTAGTTCCTGCTACATATGACGCTTGTATTTCTAATAAAGCCTGCACTCCACCAACTGAACCCCTTAACGTAGCTTGCGCTTCTGCATTTTGTTGCTCTGCTGACTTATCAGCTACAACTCCAACTGATGTATTTTCTCCGTTGTCGTTTTCATCCATTGATTCCGTGTCAAAATCTTCCACAGCTAATTTAAAACCTCCGTTATCAATAGCATTAAAAACACCTTGTAACTCATTTAGTAATATTTCGCGTGCCGGATTAATAACCCTTCTAAATACTGATTTTGTAGCTACTGCAATTTCATCAGCGTTGGAAGAAAACCCTGTTTTACTGCCCGCTAATAAAATGGAAGGATAGGAGTGTGCAATTAATATTTTACGTTCCGCTTCCTCTGTGTAATTAACATAAGTTGCATTAACGTTTGGCGGATCGATATTGTCAACTACTACACTATTTTCTGCACTCGCATTTACTGAAACAATTGTACGCTGTCCGTTAATTCCGCTAAAGTTTTCACGTAATTTTGTAGCTACACCTGTTTTTTGTTCTTCGGTAAGACCACGGCCCCCTACCCAGTTGATAACTTTCTGCCCACTAAAGCCTGTACTTACATCATTAAATGAATGTTGAGCCATTAATCCCTCATCTTGAGCCCATCTTAAAGCCGGAAACCAATCAGGACGTACAAATAAAGGCTCATTGGAAGGACGTTGTATAACCAACATACTTATATCGTAGCCTTCCGGCTGTTTGCCATCAAATTTAGGATAAAACTTAGGCGTATATCTTTGTCGTTTAGTCCAGTCGTATGAATACCAATAACCGTTAACTCTTACAGTATCTTTACAAACATTTAATGCCGTTCTTTCAACCGGTACATGATATATTTTCGCGGGCTTTCCGTTATACCATACAACCTGCAAAGCGCATTGTCCTTGTTTCTTATAATCTAAAACTAATAAAGACCAATCTTTTTTGGATAGGTGGATAGAAGGATTTTTTCCGCCTTCATGTTCATTTATTAACCCTTCACCTGCAATTAAATTGCTAATATCGTTAATACAAGCTGAGTTTGTAACGCTATCATCGTAGGCATCAGCAAATAGCTTGTAATTTTTATTGTTATCTCCGTTCAAAATGTACTTTGTACCTACTAACACTTCAGTAATTGACGGCATATAAGCCGAAAATGTCATGATATTTGGTGTTATTTGAACCTCTGTGTTGTTTGTGTCGATGGCGTAAAGTTTTGAATGTCAGTATCTTCCTTAACAACTATCATTTTACCCCTATAAATAACGGTTTCAATAGTTGTATTCGTTATAATAATCTCGTGTTTGTCGCCTGCAAAGTACGCAACATCTTGAGTAATTGCAGGTAATTCAAATATAAGCCTTCCGTGTGAGTATTCCCAATTTATATTGTAAGTAGTTTCTAAATTGGTTGCTTCATTCCGTGAATAAAAATCGATAATATCCCCAGAAGTGGGTGCAATCCTTACGACTGCACTCAATTCAAAGGGTGTATCTATTCTAATGACTTTCATTATGCAGCTACTACAATTGCCGCGTTATAAGCGGTAACCGCTGCCGATGCTAATGTGTACATGAAAGAAGGCTCTACCGTGTTAGCTGTAAACAAAAAGCCTTGAGCGTCTGTACTCTCAACTACTGTCGAAATATCCGCACCGTTAACCGCCCCTGCAACAGTAATACTACCATCGTTGTGTTCAAAGAAAATGTTAAACACACCATCCAATAAAGCTTGAGCATCAGTTACGTTTTTAATACGGTCGCAGTACATCAAAGCAAATGTTCCAACTCCTGCCTTGCTCCCTGTCATTGTAACTGGATCCTTCGTAGCTGTTTCGATAAAGTTGTCAGCTGTGTTTTTTACCTCAAAACGGTAAATATCTGTAATACCTGCCGGGATTACGACAACCCCCGTAGCAGTATTTTGGATAATATCCGCACTATCCCAGTACGCAAATGAAATAGCTTTGTAGCCCTTAGGTTTTACAAAGCCCGTCTTTTTTCTCGACGCTGTTAATGTAGTTCCGCACATAATTTATTTTGTTTTAAAAAAAACCCCCTCCGATTTAGAGAGGGTTTTAATATTAATTTAAATTGTAAGTATTAACCTCCGTAAAGGACTCCATGCGACTGATCCATAACCGTAGCATCCAAAGTATAGATTGAACGTACAAACATAGTATCCCCGTCGTTGGCAACTTTTCCAGTTTCAAAACTAGCACAGTCAGCCATTGCATCAGTAGACCAATGGATTACTGAAGGTCTTTGACAATATGCAAAACCTGTAGGCATTGGCACGAACTCGATAACAATACCGTTATAAGAAATAACCTCAGTATCTCCTAACCCGGTAACTAAGAAGTTAACTTGTTGAGCTGCTCCAACTGCATTATTAGCAACTTTGATAAACTGTTTCCAAGCGTAAGGTGCATAGATAACTGGCATCTCAACACCTTCTAAAGATGCTGCCGGAATAGCTGCGTAAATCTTAGCACATTCCGCTGCGATGTTTGCCGCTGTAACGGTTGTACCTGTAACTTTAATGTAAGCCCCTAAAGCCGTTGCGTCGTAAAGCACTCTTGAAAGTACCCCATCAACTCCAGCCGGATCTGCTGTATAACCTGCAACCGCTGTTTGAGCCGCTGCTGTAATACTTCCTTGAGCCGCGCCAGGTGTTAATGCCGCGATAGCTGTTTTGGTAGTTGAAGAAACTGCCGCCCAGAATTTCAATTGTGCATCCTCTGAAACTCTTGGCCCTGTCATTGCAAGCACCTGAGAATTAAACTCATCGCTATCAATATTCCAAGCACCTGAAGACATGTCTCTGTTAAATCTTGACTGTCTTAAATCGTTGTACAAGAATGTATATTTGTACTCGATTTTCTTAGGTGTTGCCTCACGGTCTTTTACAACTGGGCCACCTGAAGACGATAACGCCGCACCTGTGTAAAGTTGTCCGGTTACGTCAACACGTGCCTCTGTGATAATTGTAGATGCTTTCACGTCATCTGCAAAGTTTACTAATCCTTTGTTCACGGTCTTATTCGCGAACATAATTTCCTGTATGATAGGCGATACTGCGTCGCCCTTAATCGATACCGGTGTATAAGTTAAAGCCATAGTTATTTAGTTTTAAAGTGTGTTAAATCGTTTACTAGCCATTCGATTTTCTCCGGCTCTAAGTTGCCTTTGCAATATTCTTCTACTGTTTTTTTCCCTACCGCATCCAAAAACTGAACGTAATTAACACCTTCAGTAAACGGATTTAAGAACTTGCCTTTAGTCGGCTCAGTTTGTTTTTCGTTTTCTTCCATTATTTAAGCGCTTCTTTTTTTTGTCTGTACTTTTCCAAAGCTGTTGCTGGTTTATCGTCTGCCGGAATCATAGGAATCTTTTTAAACTCCATTAATTCAGATTGAAGTTTCAAGGTTTCAGCGTCTAAAGTTTCTTTTGAAAGTTTTAACGCTTCAAAATCTTCTTTTAGTTTCAAGTCCGATGCTTCGTTTGACATTTGCATCTCGTTAACTTTAGCCAATTCAGCTTCTAAGTCTGCGATTCTTGTTAATGCCGCAGTAAGTTCCGCTTGTAAATCAGATTCCTCTTCTTTAGGCTCTTCATCAACTACAACTTCCTCATCTAATTCTTTATCTTTTACCTCTTCTTCAATCGGTAAATCTTTTTCTTTATCCTCTTCACTCTCGAAAATCTCTTTTAGTTTCTCGATAGCTAGGGCAAAAGCGCCTTTTTTATTCATATCCTCTTTTTTTAAATTTACATTCTTTTGCTCTTCAGGGAATAACTGACCCTCAATAGATAGCCCTTTCAACTTCCCTTCTTTAATGTCATTCCAAACTTGATCGTTGTCAATTTTGTAACCCTTCATCAGAGTGCCAATAGGTAACTCAAAACCTAACTTAATAGATTTATCGTTTACAGTATCTTCAATTATCCATTGTTCAAAACAGAAAACGCCTTCCGTATCATTATCCTGATCGTGGTTAAGGTTTACTTTGTTATCGTAACCGTTACGCATACCTTCAATATGTAACTCTCTGATCGTTTCAGCATCGAAATAAACATTTGCCGGCTCACCATTTATATTCTTTCTAAATATTAATTTATTAGGAATCAAAGCGGGTGCATAAAACAATCGTTTCTCTTCATTAAAAAAAACAAAGTCCGGTTTTTCGTCATTGAAAAAAAAGCCCGTGCTTTCAATAGCTGGATCGCAAACGACGCTAGTTTTCATTAGCCCTTTGTGTTCGGCATCCCTTATAAGTCTATATGTTTTTATCATAATTATAAACGTAAAAAAAGCCTGCCCTAATTACTTAAGGAGGCTTTGATTGTATTTTATGGAAAGGTAATTTGCATCTTCACAAATTTCAATTACCTCAAAGATATAAAAAAATATTAATTAGTTGTTATTTCTTTTAATTTTTTTTCGTATGCTAAGTGTGCTTCGTGTTCGTCTGTGAATAACCCTAAATGTTTTAATTTCTTTTTAATACTTATATACGCCTTCCATTTGTTTGAATTCTTATCCCAACTAACCCCAACAAATTTACTGCTACTTGGTATGTGTTTCATATTTGAATTCTCTCTAGCTGTAACTATTTCTAAATTATCAACGTGGTTGTTTTGTTTATTAAGATCAATATGATTAACAACTATGTTATGACTTTTTATCTTATGATTTAAAAAATAAAAAGCTACTAACTGATGTGTTATAAAAGTCTTTTGCTTTCCGCCCTTATTAAGGGTTACGCTATAATAACCTCTAGACGTTAGGCCTTGCTTTAATATTTTTTCCTTAACCAAATGGCCTATATGACTTAGTCTTCTTAAACTTTTTACATTTCCAAGATTACTAATTTGATACATTTTTTCATAGCCTTCAATATCTTTAAAAACTTCCATAATAAAAAAAAGATAAGCTTTCGGGGTTACGGCCTTACTCACTTATCTTTTAAATTGATTTCTTTTATATCGACCCGTAACTTTCGATAACCAAAGATACGAAAATATTTTTAACCTCCAGTGCCTCCGAAAGAGTTTTCCTGAACTAAAGCAGCATCAAGGCCTTGTTGCGTAGTTACCTGACTACCAACAACATACGTTTGAATTGGCGGCTGCTGTGCTTGTGAGTTCGCTATCGATGTTCCTATTTGGTTTTCGGCGGAGGCTTGGAAACCTACGGTAGGCGCAGCGTTCACTCCACTCGGTGCGCTTATCGTAGCGGGTGCGCTTGGTGCGCTTCCACCCCCAACAGCTTGTAATGCCTTAGAAGTGTTTTGAATAATAGCCGCCGCACTCGTTGCTCCTACTGCAATATCCAAAGCAACCAAAGGAACGGAAATTGGAAACCCCTTAGCCAAATCTTTTGTAACTGCTTCGGCTGTATTGATTCCGACCTTGCCCAAACTTACAGCACTATCCGCAATAATAGCGGCTTTCATTATCTGTTTATTCTTACCCGCTAATGTCTGCACGTTTTTAATTAGGTTTTCCCCTAATGCAGTTATTTGTTCCTGATTTGCTTTCTTTGCCGCTACTGCTGCCGCCTCTGCTGCTAAATCTCTGTCAATCCTGGCTAATGTGTTTTGATGAGCAACGTCCCCCATTTCCTGTTTAACCTGTTCAATACTTTCAGCTGTTAATCGTTCATCTTCGACTTTAAGCTCCCGTTTAAATTCTAAATCGCCCTCTAAAATTGAGTTTTCAATTTCCAATAAATCAGCTTCAACTTTTTTAATATCAACCTTTTTTTCTAGCTGTTCTTTATTGGCTTTTTCTTCAGCTTCTTTTCGCTTTTTCGCTTCATCTTCTAACCTCTTAGCCTCTTTTTCAGCAGCTTCTTTACGTGCTTTTTCTATTGCATCTATTCTGTCTTTGTCGGCTTGTTCTATTTCACGGTTAAGTCTTGCAGCTAATTGCACTTGTCTTGTAGCATCTTCTTTTAACGCCTCGTTATAAGCGTTTACGGCGTCTATTTTTCTTTTAGTGTATTCGTCTACCTGATCGCCATGTTCTTCTAAAAACTGTTTATTCTTTTTCAAAGACTTATCTGCTGCCGCTGTTAATCTGTCTAACGCGCGCTCGCCTTCCGACGTTGCGCCTACAAAATCAGTTACCGCATTAACTATATTGCCTATAAAATCCCCAACTTGAGCAAGACCCGGCACTAAGTTTAAAATAACTTCTTTTACTTTGTCAAAGTTATTTATCAAAGCTACAACCCCAACAACCAATAAACCTATCCCGGTTGCAGCAATTGCTCCCTTAAGTACCTTAAACGATACCGCAGTAGTATTAACCGAACCCCCGAACGCCTTTGTCGCTAACGCTGCTAATCCGGTTGCTGCCGCGTTCGCTTTCATAGCAATTGACGACGATGTAATAACCGCTTTTAATGCCGCCCATTGATCGCTAAAGTTTGATAGGTTACTAATAGCATCACTAAACGCCATCGCGCTCTGAACTTTCAAAAGCATCTTTTCAGTATCTTCCGTTTGATCACCAAATAAAGCCATTCCCGCAGTTACCCCTTGCATACCGGTTGCCGCCACTTGAGTAGCTGCTCCTAATGCTTTGAACTTTTGATCAGGATTAAACTTATCAGCTAAATCAGTCGCAAAACCAATATTGTCTTTTATCTCAGCTACTCCCTTAGCTGCTTTAATAGCTTGAGTTGACGTTTCACCGTATAGTTGAATAGACTTTACTAACTCCTGATTTGCTTCCCTTAATTGCGTCTTTAAACTCTTATAAGCTTCATCCTGTTTGTCAACAGCCTTTGAATTATCCTTTACGCTTTCAGTCGTTTGTTCGATTGATACGTTTAAACCGTTTACGTCCTTTGCTGCTTTATCGGCATTCGTTTGAAAGTCTAATATAATTTTTTCTTTACTCGTTTCGTCTGCCATCGTTTAGAAGTTTAATAGGTTTATATCCGTGTTCCCTGTGGTAATATCTATTTGCGCATCTATAATGCTAAAGCGTTGTTCTTGTAATACTATTTCATTCTGTAATCTAAATCCACCAGGGACGTTTGACATTCCCGGCTCGGTAGTCGCAAAGTTTAAAACCAACTCACTCGCTGGCAATCTTAATTTATACGATTGGTTTAATGTATTCGGACTTAACAGTCTTTCAGTTTGCACCCGGTAAAAATCATAGTACAAACTTCTTACAGTTGCTTCATGAATTAAACTAAAGCCAAAGCTAAACCCGTTCGGATGAACCGGACTTGTTTTAATGTACGATTGTAAACGTGCTGCGTATAAAGTACCATCCGGCATACTCTTTTGAAATGCTAAGTTGTTAACGTAAATGTTTGTGATACCGATATTCACAGTTAAATTTCTTAATCCTGCTGCAAAGAATATCGTTAAATCACCATTATTAGGCTTGTATCTCTTTTCTCCACCTGCTAATATTTCAGGTGGTTCTGAATTGAACCCATAAGAAGTAAATTCCGTCGCCATCCCATCAATTGGCAAAGCCTCTAAAATACAGAACCCTGTTTCTACTTTAAATTCATTTAGATTTTCTGTAGGTTTAACAGTTGGATATGTTGTTTGTCCGAACTCTAAACCGTGAGCTGCTAAATAATCCTCGTTTGATTTGTACTTTGAAGTCTTATGCTTAAAATTGTAGTAGTTGTAATCTGCTGCAATGGTTTTACTTACTGCTTTTGATACGATATAAGGCGTATAGTCTACCACTCTTTTGGAATATACCTGATTTTCTGTTAATAAATCCTGTGGAGTTAGCCAAAACAGTTTATCATTGTTAGGACTTGCATCGAAAACAGATATGTTAAACGTCTTGAAAAAGCTATTTAAGAAGTCCACACATTTCGTTTCAGGCAATGCCTTGAATAAATCAATCTTACCCCCACCGGACGCACCTGAATTGTTATTAGTTGCTGAAATATAACGCCATTTTCTACGCTCTACCGAAGTCCCACCGAACCCATTACCGTATGTGTGGTAATATTCTTGTTCGGTAAAGACATCCATATTGCTCCAACTACATAACTGCTTAGGTGATATTTCAATTGTAAAGGCTAACTGCGTTCCCAAAAACATACTGTCGTTCAAAAATAAATCCATTTGCGATGTTGAAGGCGACAAAGAAACCGTATTTGTATAAAGCACTCTACCGTCTGTACGTTTAACGATTACTAGAAACTCGCTGTTGGTTGTATCGTCTAAAATAACGATTCCGTTTAACCTTAGTGATAGCATAAAATCACCGCCCCATCGTTCAGGATAAAACGAATTATCTAAGTTAACAGTCCAAATGTCTGTACCTGTATCGAGGATAGTGTTATATCTAGGACTACCCGGTAATCCATCACCGCCGGCGTCGTTGTTTTCACTTATTACAGATAACGTTAAAGGATTGATTAAGTCAATAGTCGTTAGTTCACTAGTTGCCTTTATATCGGCATTACAATACACATACCAATCATTGTAATGTACAGTATCTTCTAAAGGCATCTCAATGTCTAAATTATACTTTGCCTTTATTAAGTCGATGATAGTTCTGCCTTGAATAGCCGGTCTAAACTCCGACGTTTTTAAAACACCGGTGCCGGTTGGATCTGCTCCGGCTACATAAGCCACATTATCTAAATATGTCGCGTCGCCTGTGTTTAGCTTTCTTTGGAATATCCTATTACGCGACATTAAAGGCACGTAGTATTTAGTTGTTATTCCATCAATCGGTTCTGCATCTGCCACCTTAATAGATGAGATTGAGCTATGCACGTCATTAGGCAACCATGATACTTCAACAGGATTATCCGGTAACTTATTTATTAAGTCTTCGCCCATTCGGGTAGTAAGGCTTAGCATTGTAGTTGTGAAGTTAGCAGTAAAGGACTTTACAATACCGTTATCTTCCCTAACCTCTGTTAACTTTAATTTACCGGTTTGGAATAGTAACCCGTTTGAATATATCTTACAAGGAAATACGTTATCAGTTTTGATTTTGTAAACCTTAGTATTGCCTACAAAACCGAATATCCTTTGATTGTTCAAAGTACCCGGAAAAGTAAACGACAAACTAAAAGCGGAAAAGATTTTATTTAAATCGGTAGTGTCTTTCAGAACGTATTTCATATTAATGCTTTCGTTCTTAGCTAAGTCAACTTTATTATACTCTAATCCATCAATAGAAATATATACATCAGTTAATACGTTCATTATCTTAAGTTATTAATTCGCCCTGTTGTAACTTCAAACTCTAAATCATAGTTAATCTTCCCTTTATCATTTAATCGTGTGCGTTTAACAAATGATTCTGTACTACATACAACAGGAATCTGTTTGTAAGTGGAGAATAAACCCTGATCGGCTTCGGTTATTGTAACCGCATCAACTGTTATTGTTGTGCTGTCTACCGTAACCACTGTGCTATCAACCGTTAAACCAACTGAAACAATATCATAAACAGCCCCGGTAAACTCCATCAAATAAACCAAAGGTGAATAAATAACCTCTTCAATTTGTTCGGTCATTAACTCATGTAAATCACCTGTATTAAGCACGTAAGTCTGATCGCTATTTTCAATCTGTCTATATTTCGAATGTGAAACGCTATTGTTAATGCTGTTTGTATTCCGGTACAATCTAGGCGTTACCTGACTGTCAAGTTTAACACTTTTAATTGCTTTGCCGTAAGGTGTAAAGTAATCCCAAAGACCATGTCGGTTAATGTAAACAATTAAATACTTATCACCTAACTGTAAACCTGTACAGGCTGCCGGGTTAACTGTTGAAGTAATTATGTTTTCGGATGTACACGTACCTAATGTTTTGGTAAAATCAAACTCCCTTTTATAGTAAACTAACTTATCAGTATAATTTCGTGTGTAATTTATAGGCAGTAACCCAAAATAAGGTTGGTTTGCTGTACTCATTGCAACATCTCCAACCTGCTCAAAGTCATATCTGTAACCCATTGTAGCAAAATTTGTAACACTTTCAATAGGAGTTTCATCACTTACGCTTGTAACCTGATATTTATATTGGAAAAATACACCTTCACCGGATATGGAAGGCGGGTTTGCACCCGTACCCCATGCGAATTTTGTCCCGGTTATATAGCTTGCAAGTATCTCAGATATTTGAAACTCTATATAATCATCGTTAACACTTACTTTATCGCCTATAAGTGTTTTAGTTGGTAGTACTGGCGGCGTATCTAGATCACCCGACCAGATATAAAGTTCACATTGTACGCTTGTTATAGTTGAATCGCCTGCCAAATTTCTAAGGCGTAACTTTATCGGAGTGCCGCAAAGATATATTTGATCTTCAGTTGTTATAGTTGTTGGTGTAACTGCCATTATATCGGTTTATTTTGTTTACCTTTTTTAAACGCTTCGGCATTCTTAAAATTATATAAAATACTTTCGGTTAAGTCCTTTTTAATAACCCTTATTCCTTCAGGTAGTAATTTCTTAATCGTAATCATTAACGCGTCTGTTGGCCCTTCATTCATCTTTGTTGGCCTTACGTCCTTCCCGTAATCGTTTTGATAAAAAGTTAAAACAGTATCCGGCTTAACAGAATAGTTAATTGAGTTTTTTAAGCTACCTGTGTCAACTCTTGTAATTTTCTTAGTTGATTTATAAATCTTTTCTCCTAAAATATTAAGGTTATCCTTAATTATCTTATCAGCTTCAATCTGTGCTTTTGTTCTCCTTGCCATCAGTTCCAACTTTATTAACCGCTATTTTTTTAAGAAAGTCTTTTATTCCGTTTATCTTATTGGCTTTTTTATATCGCTCAATAGTTTCATTTATCTTACTCCTTGCTTTTGTGTTAACTACATTTACCTGTGATATACGACCGCTTTTAAAGCGCTTAACAGTTTGATAAGGAGCGCCATTATCATCCGTATAAAGAAGATTATAAGGTTCTCCTTTAGGAAACATTTCTTTTATGTTTTCTTCCAGCTTACTGTTGTTGTTGAACTGTCCGTAAAAAACCTCAGTAAATGTGTACACCCCTTGCTTATCTATAACGTAAGATATTGATCGCTTCAATCTTCCCGTATCTACTTCGGCATCATTCTTTGACTGCTTAACAATATTTCGCGCTATCTTCCTTAGCCCTTCCTGATAGGTAAATTCTTTTTGTATCGCTGTTTGACTTTCTGCCATGATTACAATTTAAGTAGTTGTACAAAAACCTGTATTTGGTACAGAAAAAGTAATGTCAATTCTAAACCCATCTAAATTTGCACCACCGTAATTACTCAAAGGCTCTGATATTGAAAGACTATCGATGTTGATATTCTCTAACTCAAACCTATCAATGTAGTTAACGAAATTAACGCATATACTTTGGCACTCGTTAAGGTTGTCGATGTAGTTAGTATCTTCCATTAACTTACTCGGTTGTTCTGCCTTACGTGAGTCCCTTTGCTGTAATATCGTTATAGTGTAGTCATCTTTCAATAAAGCGTTATCCCTGTCTATTTCGAACCCGTTATACTCGATTGTTACTAAAGGATAAATACTTTCTTTTTTAGTATCGATTATACCGGACGCACTAAGCGCAATAGTGTTAACCAATTCATCAGCCGCGAAAAGGTTAACTATGTAGTTCGTTGTTGTTGATACACTCATTTACTTTATATTTTCTACGTACTTCTTATGCAATAAATAATTACCCCAAAAAAGAAAGTCCTGTACTTTCATTTCTAACACTTCGAAAGGTTTATACTTAAACGATTGACAGATTAAGTAAACTAATTCAACATAACCCCCGTACATTTCGGCGAACTCCTTTCTATACTCGTCACCTATCGTCTTAGGCTTTTCATCCAGGTTGCTAGGTAATGCCGGTGGATTATAAATAAACTCGTAACTTTCTTTTATCTCAAGTATTTCCTTTGCGTAATCTCCAATTATCGTAACGCATTCACTTTCATTAGGTATTCGCCCTATCAAAAGTAAATAAAAATTACTAATTAAATCGGTATTATCGGACATACTATTGAAATAATTATCTAAATCAATAAAGTCCCCTGCTTTGCGTTCAATTATGTTATACATAAACTTACATTGTCATAGCCTATTGATTCCATCTCGTGGTATCTGGTTGCGTCAATCGCATGATTCCAGTTATCAATCGGTTTGTTAATTTTATCGTTTGTTCGTCTGTCTTTTTTCCAGGTGTATTTTTGGAACTCGTTAATCAAATCAACTGAACTTTTCGTTATAAGGTAGTTCTCTTCCTGCATTATCTGAATACCGTATGTGATGCTATCCGGTCCTTTAGTAACAGGATAGGCGTTTATACCTAATGTTTGAAGTTCAGCTATACTTTTAGGCTCTGCACTATCGCAATAACAAGGCATTAAGGTAGGGATGAACTTAGCAATCTCTTTATTGCTTAACCCTTTGCGGTAGCAGATTTGATTTAGGATTCTTTTATCGTTCCACTTCCATACTTCGACTATTGCAGTCGGATCATTCGAATAACCAAAGTCAAGACCGTAACCAAGTAAACGAGCGTCTGCTGGCATCTCATCTATTTGCTTCCAGTTATCAAATACAACCCCATCCAATGAACCAACCATCCCCAAGCCATATACCCGCCACTTATTTGACCAATAAGAGCTTTTGGTATTCTCTTCTTTAAATAGTTGTTCGAATGGTAAGTTAGGATTGTGGAATCCTTTTATCTTATAGTCCAGGATTGAATCTACTTCACTTTGTGGCAAGAACTCGTTATCTTCAAAGGTAAGTGTTATAAAGTTGTTTTCGTTAATGTAGTCGTCCCCCCAGAATAAGCTATCCGGGTTGTAATCGATGATAGTAAGACCGGCACGAGATATAAACTGTACAGCCGTATCAATGTCCATCTTGTCCGCTTCATTGATATAAACAATATCCCTTCTAAAACCTTTACCAATATCGTTAACGTCTGCCCCTAAGAAATCGATATAACTGTCGTTAGGGTATTCATGTTTGCTTTCTGACCTATTAAACTGATCGCCGGTTAACACACCCCAGTCTTTAGCTATCTTCTTATAATCCCTTACAACCGTTCTTTTCATCTTTGAAAGTTCAGATGATATAACGGATATTTCTTTTGTGGATTTTTGTAAAGATATAATTAACAATTCAAGGATTGATATTGTTTTTCCTGCACCCTGCCCCCCCCTTATAACAAAAACGGTTTCGTTAGGATTAGACATAATTAAATTGCTAATCTTACGAAACGCCTTTGAATAGTTGTATTTATTTTCTGTCGCCAATGTCCGGTAATTCTGGAATGTTTAAGCCCCCGCTTATTTCTGTTTTGGTAGTTTCAGATAGGTTGTTAAGTCGTTGAGTAATCGATGGATTGTAGAAACCCATTAGCCCCCCTATGATTTGATTTTCTCTTATCTCATCTTTTATCGCGCGGCAGATGGCAGAAAAGTCGTTGTAGTATTCTAGTTTATTATCAAAATAATCTCCTACTTCACCATAATTATTTCTGCAAAATCTTTTAAACCCTTCGAATGTCATAGGCACTTTAGTTGGTTCGGCTACTCTTTGCCCATCTTTGCCTACGTACAAGACTTTAAGCCACTCTGTTGACTGTATATCTAAATCATTTTTAAACTCCCCCCATGCCTTTAATAAGTCGTCGGGCGTTTTAAAGTTTCTTTTCGGGTGCTGCCCTCCTTCATTATACTTCGCCATCTTAATTTTGTCTTAAATCAATTTCTTTTCCTGTGAATTCATCTACTTCAGAAACGAACTCGCCCATAATCGACAGGTACGGAAAATATTTTTTCACATATACCTCCGCATCCTGTTGACTATCTGAGTACACATCATTACCTACGAATGTTTTTATACTTCCATCCGTGCGATCAATTGCTTTAAACGATGTAGTAAATCTTTTCATTGTACTAATATACTAAATTATTGTTCTAGTTGTTCAGTTGTATAATTATCTAACGCAAACTGTTTAACTCTTTCATCACTTGATTTATAGAAGTGCTTTGCTGTTTGTAACGTGATCTTTGATGATTTCTTAACCTGAACTAAATTAATTGCTTCGTCTAGGTAAATCATATTAGAATTTATACCCATCGTTAAGATGTTTTTGTATGTTGTCAGGATGTACTAATTTAGAAACTTTACCTAAGTTCATAAAGCGATAACCCTTTTGCAGCTTAAACACTTCATTTGCTTTGGCAATTTCCAACGCTGTCATTGCTTTGGCTTTCTCTTTGGCCTCCGCACTATTGCCGTGAATCTTATTAGTGTCTAACTCGGTAACGTTTTTCGGGTTTAATTTATTCTTTAGTGACATGATATATTTTTTTTACGGTTGTGTTTTTAAATACTTCAAATGTTATTCCTGTGTATGCTTCTTCACTGGTTTTAAATGAAACTATTTCTTTACCCCCTGATTTAGTTATGTAAGGCAATAGTATTTCTTTGCCGTGAAAGTTACGATCAACATAGTAAACTTCAAATCTATTTTCATTGTTTTCTTTGATTACAAATTCAGGTTTCGGCATAATTTACTTTTTTCTAGTTCCAGTTATTAATTTCGTTTTGTGGATCGTGTACTCTTTATGTTCAATAGGAAAATAAAGCATCTTCAAAGAGTGATACGGGAAACCCATGTTATCACAAGCAACTGTTAAAGCTGTGAATGTTTGCGGATCTTCGTCCTTTTTGTTTACTATTATGATATGTTTCTGATTCATATTGTAAAGATAGTGTTTATTTATTTATTCTTTGCAAGTTAAATGAACTTTCTACACATAAATAACGATTCGCTTTTATCGGGTTCATTTCTTTCATAAAGTCTTCGTATCTGTCGCGATACTCTTTTCCGAACCGGTGTAAGTTCTTATGCAGCCGGATTAAATAAATAACGTTTGAATGTCCTTTACTTATGATATTCCCGATTGACTGCTGAGTAAGTTGTTTATCGTTGTAAAGGAAGAAAGCTATTGCTGCTCGCGCTTCTACATTTTCTCTTAGTCGGTTATCAACTAAGCAGTCAGGTACTTTAAAACTTTTATTAATCGCTCTTATCATTTCCTGCTTATAGTACTTTGATATTATGTTTGTGTTATATTGCCCCATTATCTTAATGTTTTTTTTGCTATTCCTAACATGCTGCTTTTATCTTTAGCTAATGCCATTAAAACCATTTCCACCTCGTCGTAATCGGTAAACACCATCCTGGCTAGTAATTGAATTATTTTGCCGGATTTTTCAAAGGCTTCATCAATAACATTTTTCATATCTAAATCAATCTCAGCTTTTTCGATACGTGCGAACTCATCTTTTTCCTGTTTTATTAATTCTAAGATTAAAGGATTACCGTATTTTTTAACGTTACCCTTCCATGCCGGAGTTCTTTTCAACACTTCGTTATGTGCGTTTGCATTTTGGTTTGCTAGTATTGCTTTGGCTCGTGCGCTGTCGTATATCCTTTTTGCTAACTGCTGCTGCGTTATTTCTTCTACTTTACTCATTTTCTATATCGTGTTTAATGTCTTTCAATATTGAAATTACTTCCTCAACATTATAATATTCATAAGTGTGCATTTCTATGCATTGAATATATTTATCTAGTATTTCGGTTGCTTTACTCATTGCGTTCAATTGTAAAAAATTCTTTTGCATTGTGAAGTTCCATCCAATAACGTGGGCTTGTTTTATATTCCTCAGTTAAGTGGTGTTTAAACGCCATTAAGATGCTGTCTGATCCGGTATTGAAGTCTTGTTCCTGTCGGTATCTTTCGGCTCTTTTTCTTATTGCTGTGGGTAATTCTGATATTTTCATAACTTTATTTTTTTGATTGTTTATGTGTTTTTTTATATGCTTCTTTCGCTGTGTAGTAAATGAATATCGCTGCGAAAATTGCAAATCCAATAATAAAGTGATATAATTTCATAATCTATTTTTTATATTTTACATGCCATACCCCTTTTAATGTGCTACCATAGTCTTTAAACATTGGGGTAAATTGAAGATAATGATACTCTACTAAATCTTTTGATGCTTCATAATTAAATAATAGTATATAATTTACTATTGATGGACTAAGAAAATGACTTACTTTCATAACTTAAAATTTAAATCCGGCTCTTACAAATCCACTTCCTTGAAACTCCTCTTTTGCACCGCTCCAAATGAAGTCCTCTCTATAGTCGTACGTCGCACGTAATCCAACAAACCAAACATCATTAATATTGTAGTCAGTTCCTGCTTCTAATCCAAACAAAGGATAAGTACGTGAATCATTTGTTTTGTACCCTCGTTTGATAAACCCTAATCTTATCCCTGCATAGCTTCTAAAGTCCTCAAATGTTCCATAAGTTACATTCACACCCCCAGCGCCTGTTAAATCAAAATACCCTCCTTCTAAAGCGTCAAACGATTGTACTCCGGCCTTAACGTAACCGCCATAAGAAACAAGTTCGATTTCCGCGCCTAAGTTTAAACCGCTTTCTTTTATGCTCCCACCAGGATCGACGTAAACCGAACCCGTAAAATATTCCTTTTGCCCTAATTGTAACTGCGCGCTTGCTGTCATTCCGACTAATAACGCAAATAATAATGTTTTCATAATTAACTGTTTAAATGGTTTAAATATGCTTTGTAACTTTCGAAAATCGCTTGTATTTGTTTAAATTCATGAGTGCCTCTTCTTGTTGAATACTCTTCATTGGAATCAAAAAATATCTGCCATTCTTCAACTGATTTTGTTTTACACCCTATTTTTATTTTATCCCCCAAAATTGAATGCTCCCATTTGCAATATTGTGACAAATACGCTGATTCTTTGTTTTTAGCCAAATATAGGTCAGCCGAAGATAGGTCAGCCGAAGATAGGTCAGCCGAAGATAGGTTAGCCGAATATAGGTTAGCCGAAGATAGGTCAGCCGAAGATAGGTTAGCCGAAGATAGGTCAGCCGAAGATAGGTTAGCCGAACGTAGGTCAGCCGAATATAGGTCAGCCGAATATAGGTTAGCCGAAGATAGGTTAGCCGAATATAGGTCAGCCGAAGATAGGTTAGCCGAACGTAGGTCAGCCGAAGATAGGTCAGCCGAAGATAGGTTAGCCGAACGTAGGTTAGCCGAACGTAGGTCAGCCGAAGATAGGTCAGCCGAATATAGGTTAGCCGAAGATAGGTTAGCCGAAGATAGGTCAGCCGAACGTAGGTTAGCCGAACGTAGGTCAGCCGAAGATAGGTCAGCCGAATATAGGTTAGCCGAACGTAGGTTAGCCGAATATAGGTTAGCTTTTTCTTTTATAGCCTGTTCTACTGTTTTTTTGATTGTATTATCTTCGCACTCATACTCGAATAATACATTTCCTAAAATAGATTTGATTTGAATTTTTGTTTTCATAATATTTTTGTTTAAATGTTTTTGTAAAGATAAGGATTATTTTAATATTATTTTGTTTTTTTATTAAAATATCTTCTAACTAAATAACCTCGAATAATGCTAGTAATAAAAAACACAAATGTTATAATAAGGTTTTGCGAAAATGTAACCGGGATATTAAGCACCGGATACAGAATTAATTGTATCACGATGCTAGTTACTAACCCGATAATAGTTTGCGTAACGCTTTCTATTATTGAAAGTTTTTTAGTTTGGTTCATTAGAATAAAGTTAATGTAGAACTTTTTTCTTTTACAAAATCAGAATGATTCTTTGAATTTAAATGAAAGTAACTTTCTTTCAATTCAATGCTTATACTTTTACGATTCATTTTAATTGCAGAACAACCTTCTGAACCAATGCCCCCGAACGGGCTTAAAACAGTTTCCCCTTCATTCGAATATAAATGCAATATTCTTTCAATCGTATCTAACTGTAAAGGACAAATATGTTTTTCATCATTTCCATCGCGACCTGAACGATATTGTAAAGTCCTTCCGTAATCAATATCCATCCAAACAGGCGATGCATATTTCTGCCATAAATCAACCGGCAAATAATCTAATTCATTTGGATCTTTATCCTGGTGTTTTATTGGAGTTTCATTATCTCCTTCATTTCTGAAAAACAAAACGTAATCAGGAATACCCACTCTACTCATTACACTATCTTTTTTTATAGTTTTATGTAGCAATCCTAATGCTTTAGTTCTTTGCATTTCAGTTACCGGATTTTTCCATATTGTAGTCCGTGCATGATAAATAAAACCTTCTTCTTTAAACCAATCAATTAACATTCCGCTAAAATCTCTTAACCCGATATAACCTTCTTTGCCTTTTTGTATCGGTAAGTCCATACAATGAATAGCGCAAATACGACCGCTTTTAAGAACTCTTTTTAATTCAGGGATAAGGAATTTAAAATGCTGCTCAAACTGTTTATAATCGGATACATTACCCATATCCTCTTCTTTATCTGAATAAACATAAAGTTCAGCGAATGGCGGAGAAAACACTATCACATCAGCGCAGTTGTCTGGTAATTTTTTAGTTTCCTGTACACAATCGCCATTTATCAAATGGTAGTTGTCTGTTTTAATTTCTTTATTCATAATTTTAACTTTTGATTTAGCTGTTTTATAGTTTGTTTCTGCGGAGTATAAAGCCATTTCTTTTATACGCTCAAAATGTTGTTTCTCTTTTTCTAAAATAGTGGCACGTACATTTGTCTGGCTTTCTGGGATTAAGATATGAACTGTAACTTTATTTTTTTGCCCAAAACGGTAACATCTTCTAACTGCCTGGTAAAATGCTTCAAACTTAAAATCATAAGACATAAATATCATTTGATTGCATTGCTGATAGTTCATTCCAAAAGACGCTATACTGGTTTTTGTGATCAGAGTTTTAAAATTACCGTTTGCAAATCCATTTAAATGTTTCGCTTTATACTCATGACTATCCGACCCTTGCACATTTACGCTATCATCTAACAACTTTGATAATGTATCAGTTTCATTATTTTTCAACCCCCAAACTATCCATTGATTATTATTTGAATTAACCAATCCTAAAGTCTTTTGAATACGTAAATCAAAACTCCTGTTTAAGTCTTTGTGTAGTTCCGTAGCTGAAACTGCAACATCTCCAAATAAACTATTACTTGTGTTTTCAACCGGAATAATATGCTCAATATATTCTATCTCAGGTAAATTATATCCTTCATCATCGAATCCCAATGTTGCAGGATTATCAATTGCAATGCTCCAACTTGAAACGTATTTCCAAAATGCATCTTTTGCGTGTTTTCTTAATCTCCATTTTGAAGTTTCCCCACCATCATGAACAAAGAACATTGCTAGCATTTCTAAATAACTCATTCCTCCTAAAAATTCCGAATGCTGCCCTAATTCCATGTGATCGTTTGGAGAAGGAGTTGCAGTACAGCAAAGTTTATAAGGAGTATTTTTGAATAACTCAATTATCAAACTTGATGTTTTTCCATCCCTGCCTTTTAAAATACTGCTTTCATCCAAAACAACTCCGGAATAAACTGAAACATCAATATTCTTTAACTGTTCGTAATTGTCAATATCAAAGCAATCTAAATCAACTCCGAACTTGATGGCCTCATTTTTAGTTTGTTCTATAATAGCCAAAGGTGCTAATATCAAAACTTTCATTTTTGTTTTTAATGATACTTGTTTAGACCATTCCAATTGGCAAAATGTTTTACCTAAACCGCAATCAAAGAACAAAGCAAATTTCCCTTTGAATAATGCTGTTTTAACTCCGAATTGTTGAAAGTCTTTCATAAGTTTATTTAACTTTTTATCTGACAATTCAAATCCGCTTTCAATAAACGTTTTTCTTTTTGTGTCTAAAAATTCTGAATACTCCATACTTTTTTATTTAGTGTTATTTTGATTTTGTAAAGATAGTGTTTATTTTTATATTAAATAATGTTTATTTAAATATTTTTATTTTAATTTTTCAGCGTAAAAAATATACGTTGAACTCATTGCGTAGTTTATTTCGTCCTGAGTGATCGACTTATCGAATGTTTTTATTCTCCCGTTTATGTTTACTTCGATAAACCATTTGTAATTAATGTAAACAGGATAAACTTTGATCCCGTTTTTAATGCATAAGTGAGCTGCATTATTACTGTCTGGAATTTGTTTTTTCATGATTAAAATGGAACTGTATCATCGTCAAAACCAAAGGCATCGACTAAATTAACTTTTGGCAATTCGTATTCCGGTTGTGGTTCAATTGTTTTTCCTGTTCTTGTTTGATCGAATTGAGTAAATGGACTTACTCCGTTAAAATAATATCTTTGATTCCTAATATTGAAAGTTATACAGTCAACATTTTGAGGCGTTCCTACTAACTTTTGTTTTTTAATTTTCTGACTCCCGAAAACAACTTCATTATCTTTAAAATCTAATGCTCTGTTTGGCCTCCATACATATAAAACATTATCAGCTTTATCAGCAAATGTGCCACCCCCTTTAATGTTATTTAATTCCGGTCTAAAATAACGACCTTCATCCTTTTCGTTTTTACGTGCGGTCAATTGGTGAGCGACTAAATTAACACTTAACTCATTTTCAACTCCAAAACGTTTTAATTGCGACATAAAACGACTTATGTATAAATCTTCCCTTTCTCCATTGTTTAATAAATGTTCTACGGTGTTATAAGGATCGATTATTAAACCCCTTATTCCGTTCTTTTTGATAAGGTATTTTGTTTTATCAAAAATGGTTTGTATTTTAAAATCTTTTTCTGGATATATTACAAAAAAATGGTCATTTACAAAAGACATCGCTTCTTTGTATTCGTCTTCACTCATGTAATTATTTTTGTAATATGGATCGCATGACTTCCCTATAAAAGTTTCAATTAAATCATTATAAAAGTCATCTAAAGGGAAGTTTTCAGGACTAAATACAGCGAACTTCCATCCTGATATTATAGATTTTATTAACGCTAATTGATTTACAAATAAAGACTTTCCTTCATTCTGGTAACCTGTCCATAAATTAACCTCTCCCCCTCTCCAAGTCCATGCGTTATCTACTTCTTCTACTCCGGTGCTTTCACCTCTGTTTTGCCCATTTCGATACCCATTTAACATTGAATCCGAAACATCTGAAACACTAAAAACGCCATCTATCTTTACGTCCTTAGATAATTTGATTCTATTTGCAAGACTTTCTTTTCCATACTTAATAAGATAATCATTTGCATCTTTACAATCTCCAAAATCAACTATTTTACATTTTTCCGCCCCGAATCTTCTGATTAATTCTTTTTGCCCTTTTTGCCCTGCTTCATCGTTATCGACTGCAATATAAATCACTTCTTTATTTTCAAAGTAATTGTAATAGTTATCAATGTAATCTAGGTTTAACTCCCCTTTTAAATTAAATCCGTTTGGAACTGAAACGACGTTGTTAACTCCGGCTGTTGCGAATGCCAAAACATCAAACTCCCCTTCAACAATTACACATTCATTCTCTGTCGCTATTGAATCTAAATTGTAAAAAATCTTTTCAGCGTCTTTGAACAGTTTAAAATTCTTACTGCCATCCCTGTATTTTACATTTATCAATTCGCCTTTAAAGTAATAATCAAAACAAATGCAATTCTCTTCTTTTTTAGTTTGCGGCATCCATTCTTTTGCCTCTCTTATTTTTAATTGTTTTAAGACGTTTAAATCTACTGACCTAACGCTTACCATGTAATTAATAAGTTTATCGCTTAAACTTGATTTATTTGCGCTTAAAATAGGTTTAGCATATGTTTTTATCAATTCTTTTTTCTTAAAAGTATGTAATTGGATGGTTTCCCCGCAATGGTTACACTTTCCTAGTCCGGTATCCCAAAAAACAGATAAGCATTTTTCTTTGCTTTTCTTTCTGGACTCTGAACAAAGTGGGCATGTATGAGTTTTTGATTTTTCAGGTATTCCAAAAACGTTATATTCTAGTATTTCAAATCCGTTAATTTCCATAATATTAAATTTGATTTGTTTTACCTGATATCTTTTTCCTGAATGATGAAAGGTCTTGTTTTTTTAGCCAATGAGTGAAGTGTTCTTTATAATCTTTTAAATTACTTTTTTGTTCTTCCATTGTTATCAGGTGATCGTTGAAATTATCTATAAAAAAATTAACTACATCGATACTTATTTTGTTTTGCATTGCCGTTACTTCTAACCATTGGGATGAAATTTTACACTCCGAAGAAAAAACAACGTTGTTAATAGTTATTATATTTTCTTTTTTAGTTTCTCTTTCTCTTTCTCTTTCTCTTTCTCTTTGCTTCGGTATAGGCTTCTCGTTTTTTTTGTCAAGGCTTTCAATAGGCTTCGTAGTAGGCTTCGTAGTAGGCTTCGCAGTAGGCTTACTTTTTTTACCTCCTGAACTACCTCCGCGCACTAATTTTAAACGGTTTTCGCATGAAGGAACGAATAAAAAATTATCATTAATATTTACAAGATTTAACCTAATTAATTTATCAATTATTGTATTGATTTCATCAAAATTAACTGCAAATTTTCTGCACCATGTATCAATTTTAATTTCGGTCTTGTTATCGTTCATCATCGCAAGGTCAATTAATTCACGATATAAACCGCGCTCAGATAAATTTAATTCGAATACATGTTCTGAATTACCCCAGTCTTTAGGATAAAAAGTATAACCAAGTTTAGCCATTACTCACCTCCTCATCTTCAATAAAAGAAATTTGTTTTTTAAGTTCTCGATGTAATTTAATTGAAGTAGATTTATCCAGGTAGATATGTGAGAATTCACCATTTGATCCTTTAATCTGAATCATTATCTCATTACAAATGGTTTTGTAACATACTAATTCATTTTCATCCGTTCCGGTATCTTTTGTTCCGGAAAATACTAATTTGACTCTTGCCATAATTTTGTGAATGTTTAAAAAACAAACAAATTTAAATTGAAAAATCCCTTAATCGTTTGGCATTGCGTAGGAGCGGCCGCCCGATTAAGGGATTAAATATTTTTATGTCTGTTCCGGCTCCTACCTCGTTACAAGTGTAAATATAATTCTTTTTTCATTACCTACAAACTTTTTAATTCAAATTTATTGAAAATTATCTTATGATATATCCGGTTAACATTTTCACGGTTAACGCCTTTTTTATAATAGTAGTTCATTACTATTTTAATCCGTTGTAAGTCGCTTAGTTTTGTCATGTGTGTAATTTAAAACAGCCTACGTTAATAGGCTGTTGGTTAGTTTAAAATGGCAAATCATTTGAATCGTCTTGTTTAATTTCTTTTGCATCAAAATACGCATCAACCGCGCTTTTTGGATCAAATGTTGGAGCTTCAGATTCTGTTTTTTCAATTTTCCATCCTTGTATCTGATTAAAATACTTTATTTCTCCTGAAGGACTAACCCACTCCCTACCTCGTAAATTCAATTGTATCTTAACCGATTCGCCTACTTTGTAAGAATCTAATAAACCGCATTTATCCTGGTTAAATTCAATTAGAATATGCTGCGGATATTGCTCATTGGTCGTTACTATTAATTCACGTTTTTTAAATGTAGCACTCACGTCTTGAGTTGCATTGATAACTTTAATCTTTCCTGTAATTTCCATGTTATTATTTTAAAGTTGTTTTTAATTTTTCTTTCAAGTCAAATACTGCTGTACTTGGTATTTTAATTGCTGAATAAACCTTTTTAAGTTCGTCTAAAGTAGTACATGAGTTTAAACGGTTAATATTCCTGTCCTCTTCGCTGTGTGTTTGTTGTTCGGTCTTTAAATTACTGCTAGCGTTCCCATCATCATCCACAGCACCTACGCAAAGAAGTGATTGTAAGCCGTAACGTCTTGCATAAGTAAGTCCTGAGCCTTGACTTTGTGCATCGTTTTGCTTTGATACAACGACTTTTGTAACGCTTTCAATAGTTTCCCCACTTTCATGTAAAAGAAGCGTTTTAACGTACATTTCACCGTTTATCTCAATCATAGGCTGTAACACTACAATCTTGTTTTCGTTTAGTGCAGGTATAACAGCTTCACGGATTGCGTTTAAATCGGCATAACTATTTTTAAGAAATGGATTCTTTGCGTTTTTCTTTGCATTGCTCATTTGTGACTGAGCGGTTATTAATGCTAAAGCGATATTTTTCATTTGTGTCTTTTATTAAATAGATAAGTTTGTAAATCCTTTTTCGCTTTTGATTCAGCTTTCTTTAGTAGAATATAGTTAGGATCATCCTTATTGCTTTCGTACTCATTTGATTCCCTTTTTTCCACATGCAAAAACTGCTCACGTGTTACCCAGTGCAATGCGTTAAAATCCTCTTCCCGCATTATTAAAAACATTTCACCGGAGGCACTCATAACACTTCCACGTTTATAACTTCCATTGCTTCCAAAGTTAATTTAAGTAAGATTGTAGCCTCTTTTAGTTTTTCATTAACTTCCTTTAGTTGATTTTCTAAAGCTTCGATTCTCATTTTCTGATATGCTTCTAAATGAGATAGTTCTTTTGTTGTTGTTTCCATACTTTTATGTTTAATTGATTAGTAATTGAATGATTAATGCGATTGCTGAAACTACTGCAAGAGTAGTAAATATCAATCTTTGTTTTCGGGTTTTTGCGTTTAGTTCAAATAAGATGAACCAAAAAAATAACGCTAAGTTTAATGCTATCATAATGCGTATATTAAATTACTTAATTCTAGTTTTGCTTTTTTACGGATGATATAAGAATCATCTGTTTCTTTTGATCTACCGAAAACGATTTCCATTTCATCGATTTGGTTAATAAGTTCGTTTAGATGTTTCAACTTTGAAACTGTGTCTACCGGGATAATTAAGTCGTTCATAATTTTAATGTTTTAAATGTTTTGTAAAGATAGTGTTTATTTTTATACTGACAAATTTATTTTAATGTATTTATATCAATTGCCAATCCTTTTTCAATCAATCCGAAAACGTCGAAATGCCACTTTAATAATACCTGCATTTCCCAATATTTAAAATCTGAATAAGGATTAATTTTTTCTTTTCTGTAATCTTGGTAATTAATGATAATTCTAGTTTCTGCATCAAATAAAGTAAAATCAAGCTTTTCGCCGTTACATTCAACTTCTTTTGTAAGGTCTGAAATAGGCCGTAAAATCGGTTTTAATTTATGTAAAGTATTACACATTAAACTAAGTTCAAAAGGCGTTAATTCAATGCTTTTAATAGGTGAATAAAATTCGCTTTTCACAATTAAATTATAAGGCAAATAAGGGGCTAAGTGTTTTAACTCTAATTCCATAATATTTATTTTAGGTTAATTAATGCCATTTCGACAAGTTCATCAATAAATGAATCTGTTAAATTATCAATCATTTCAACGTCGTTAATTTTAATCGAATGAACGTCGAATGATGCAGATGCTTCCGGGGAACCCCCTTCATTAAACACATAACTGCCTTTGCAGTATGGAGAATAATAACCTTCTAAGTCAAACTCAAGTGTTTTTTTATCTGACAAATAAAGTACTGTTGTTAGTGTTGCTTTCATAATGAAATATTTTAAATTCCCTGTAAAGATAGTTGTTATTTTTATAGTAAATAATTTATTCGATGAACGGCACTAAATTTTAACATATAGACACAAAAAAGCCGGGAAGTATGAGAAACCCGGCTTAATCAACTAAATCTTAAAAACATGAAAACATTTAAACCAAAAATATTATTATGAAACATTAAACAAGTACCCCTAAATGCTTAATGGTTTAGTAAATTTACGAAAATAAATGTAAATAGCAACTATTATTATAATAAAAAATAGAAATAAAAAGAAAAAAGCCCCTAAGCCCAGTAAAACAAAGAGTTTTGTGTTATCACTTTCTTTGTGTTTTACATCCTCATTAATCTTTTCAGCAACTTTTTCTTTTATGAATACCGTGTCTTTTGAGTGAGTGAAGATAGTTTCTTTGTTGTTTATTACGCGCGTGTTAATTATCGTATCACGCCCGATAATCATAGGCTTAGTGTTATCGTATGGTTCGTATGAAAATAATTCCTTAAAAGCTGTTGTATTCGTTTCTGTACCGGATGCAGTTTCTTTTTCTGATTCCTTTGATGTTGACTTTCTGCTTTTGTACTTTTCAATTGAGCCGCACGAATTTAAGATAAGAAAAGACAGGATTAAGACAGGATTAAGATAGGATTTCATATATTAGGATATACAATGTTATTCTCGATAATGATATTATGCTTATCAACTTGCGATTTTAATTCACGCCATGTGTAACTTTGTCCGTTTGGCTTTTTTAATTGGAAATGTGGTTGATCTGGAAAACTTTTCCAATCTCCGCCATGTTCCCAACCTTTTGATTTAAAGTATGTAACTACTTCCATCCAATCGGACTGCCTATCTTTGTCAAAGTCCTTAACCGTATCCCAGCTTGCAGCTTCAAAAGTGCCATCGTTATTCGCATCGATCAATAGCACAATATCAAACGCAAGCCCGTAGCAATGGATTGACTGCCACGCATCGGCATTGGTTACTTTGGGACGTTGTTTAAATAATGCGTGCTGTTCTTCCGGTGTTCTGAATACATAAGCGAAACGCAATCTAACCCCTTCACCTAATAAAGCATTTGCCTCTTTATATTGTTGTAAAAGTGATTCCCTAATTTTAGGGTGCGCTTTTGCGATTCTTTCAATAGTGACTTTATCCATTATTCTCTGTTTTTGTTTCGTCTGCTTTTGATTTAGTAGTTGAACTTCCAAAGTAATAACCCACGACCATCGACATTAATCCTACTACTGCCATTTTAACGTCCGTAGCTGAACTTTCTTTATCCAATAAATACAATCCACCTACAATTATCATTATTGCGGAAATACCCTGTATATTAGCTTTTGCAATTGCTTCTTTATAGTTCATTATTTATTAGGTTTAAACATATTACTAATCCAGGAAAATAAACCATCAAAGAAAGCAGTTAAAAATATATCCACATTGAATTTATATATTACAAATTCCGCTATTTTATCCGATATGATAGCCACAAAAGCAATAGCAATACTTTGATACTGTAACGGTATTTCACCCTGAACAAATCCGCTTGACAAATAAGCCCCGCCAACTCCGACAAACATCGATAGGCATACATTAAAAATACTCACTTTCGTAGAATCCTTTTTCATTTCAATCGCTATTTTCATTCCTACACCTATAAAAGCCGGAAATATTATTTTAAGAATAAATTGCAGTAATTCACTCTCTAGTATTTTTGTCGTCATTTCGTAGTATTTTGATTACCCAAACTACGGGTAAAGATAAGGCAAAAATCAATTCGTTTAACTGCAATTTTGTTGCATCAAAAAAAAATTCATCTGCTAAGTTATTAATTGACAGCATCAACAACAACCAACAGATGAAAGATTTTTTGTTTTTTAAGTAAATGTATACTGATAACAGCAGTATAAAAATAGACATACCAATATAAAAAGCGCCTTCTGGTAAAAACTCCCAAAGGTTAAAAGTAAGTATCGAAATTATAACCGCTATGTAAAGTATCTTTTCCATTTACCTGTCTTTTGGTCGTCCCCCTACAAGTTCAAGTCCTGCCTCTTCTAAGATAATTGACGCAGCTTCTAAAGCTATAATTTCTTCCGGTGTAGCTTCGCGCCCTACAACTAAATATTTGAAATTCATACATGTAAGTTTTTATTCCTACTAAGATAATAAAAAAATACATATGAATAATAAACCCCTCAATTAAGAAGGGTTTATTTTTTTGCTACTCAACACTATATCCTTTTTCTTCTAAAAATACTTCAATCATCTCGTATAACGACTGCAAGTTACGCATATAAGACAAGTCTTTTTCTGCGTGTTTATCTTTTATACAGTGCATCATATCAAACATCATATCCATTGCCACAGCTTCCGAAGGTTTAACCGGAAACTTCTCAAAAAACTTGTCCATCGTGAAATTACTTTACGTTGGTTTGCTGGTTTGCCTGGTTTCCCGAAGCTGCCATTGTACCAAAGTTAATAACGTCGTTACTGGTTTTGTTGATCTGATTAGATAAAAAATCAAATCTTCTGTCAAGTGCTGCACGGTCTAAAATTTGTTGTTGTTGTGCTTGTGCTTGTGCTTGACTAACTGTGATTGTAATATCACTTTTGTCAGCGTGTCTGTGAGCAGTGTGTAATTGATCTCTTAACGCATCAATTTCAGTTTGATTAATCTTAGCTAAAATAGCTGCTGTCTGAGCAACGGAAGCCGCTTCTAATTCGTCAAATCTGCGATCAGCTACAATAGCTAAAGCAGTTGCCTGGTCTTTTATTGCATGAGTGTTGTTTGATGCTTGTATAGCTGCTGCGTAAAATTGCTGTAAATTGGTTTTTTCCGCATCGCATACTTGCATTTGAATTGCTCTGGCTTCTGCTACAGATACATCTTTGGAATTTCCAATAGCAGCCAATAAAACAGCTTGACCTTGACAGTCATCGTCTTTTTTACGTCCTGTTATATCACCAATTCCCAATAATCCTAAAAGTCCGAAAGTACCAATGCCCCCGCCTAATCCGCCAAAACCACCGCCAATACCTGAGCCAATAGCATTATATTCACTCGCGTTTGATAAACTCATAATTTTAGATTTTAAATTAATAATATCCAAAATTAACACTAACTTAGTATGTTAAGGTTGTGATTGTTAACTACTTATATATCACTACATGAAATATAAAAAAGAATTAAGCTGTATACTGGTGGCTATTGGAAGGAATGTAAAAAGGTTAAGGTTAGAGAAAGGATTAACTCAACAAGATTTAGCCTTCGAATGCGATATGGATAAAAGTACAGTATCTAACATTGAACGGTTTAATTTAGATAATATAACAATAGGCACACTAGTGAAAATGTGCCTAATATTAGAATGCAATCTGATCGAATTATTTAAAATTCTTTAATGCTTTTTTTGCAGTGATCTTTTTCTATTTTACCTAAGATAAAACAAATTACTTTTCCGGTTTTGCTGAGTGTATTATCCCTTTCGTTTTTACCCAAAGCTGATGATATAGTTTCGTTTTCATTCCCGAATTTATAACCTGATTCAACTTTTAAATACTTATTCCATGTAGCACGAAATTCTCTATTTGCAAACTTATCTATATTGATCGCAGTTTCTTTGAA